GGCGATGAAGAATAAACTTGCAGAAGCTTACATGGAAACTGCATGGACATTCTCTACATTATCTCATGCAGTTAGATTGAAAGTTGGTTGTGTTGTTGTAAAGAATGATACTATCATAGGTATTGGTTATAATGGTATGCCTAGTGGATGGGATAATGTTTGTGAATATAAAGTTTTTCAAACGGAGAATGATCAATATGAGTATAATTATGAAGAAGATGGGAGAAAATATCGGTTGGTTACTAGGCCAGAAGTCCTCCACGCAGAATCAAACGCACTTGCAAAAATCGCAAGATCCACCTTGTCGTCTGTTGGATCCACGATATTCGTCACACATTCTCCATGCATTGAATGTGCAAAAATCATCTACCAAGCAGGAATAGAATCTCTCTATTATTGTATAGATTATCGTTCATCTGATGGTCTAGACTTCCTTATTAAATCTAATGTTGATGTAAGAAAGATGCCAACACCATGAATGAACAAAAAATATCTTCATACAAAAAAAGAATAGGTTTTACTTGTTCTACTTTTGATCTACTTCACGCCGGCCATGTTTTGATGTTACAAGAAGCAAAAACTGTTTGTGATTATCTTATTGTTGGTCTACAAACAGATCCAACTATTGATAGACCAGATACAAAGAATAAACCTATTCTTTCTATTATAGAACGCAAAATTATTTTATCTTCCATAAAATATGTTGATGAAGTTATTGTATATCAAACAGAATCAGATTTATGTGAGTTATTGAAAATACTTCCTATTGATGTAAGAATTCTTGGTCAAGAATATAAGAATACTGAATTCACTGGCAAAGATATTTGTCTCCAACGAGTTATTGGGATATATTATAATAGTAGGAATCATGATTATAGCACCACTAATTTAAGAAAAAGGGTTAAAAATGCAGATGTATTATGATGTTTTAAATTTCGCGCAAGCTTGTGATCAAGAACCAACTAAGGAAAATATTGAACTTTATAGGAAACTTATTAAAGAAGAGTATGAAGAATTCTTGACAGCCATTCAAGAGAATGATAAAATAGAACAACTTGACGCATGTATGGACATGATTTGGGTAATTTTAGGATATTGCATCATGAATAATTTTAAAGTTCAAGGTGCATGGAATGAAGTTGCAGCAACAAATCTTAATAAGATTGATCCTAATACAGGTAAAGTACGAAAGAATGAAAGTGGAAAGGTGATGAAACCTGAAGGTTGGCAGCCACCTAATTTGAAAAACTTTGTTTAAGAGGTATAAATGGAAATACAAGAAATCGCAAAAGTATTAGTAAAGCGTGACAATCTTTATCAAGCTGAGAAGTATGATTTTGCTGATAGAGGTGATGGTGAAATTGAATTGATCGGATATGTTCCTGATCCTACTTTAGATATTAGGGACTTTGATAGAAGGGAAATGTTGTTCCCTAAACGATGGGTAACTCTTGCAGTTTATCATGAAAGTGAGGAAATCAATGTCTAATATCAAACTGGTAACATTGAAAAATAACAATACATATCTTGCAGATATTATGGATGATCCAGAATTGCCGGGTGCTGTTGTTATGAAAGAACCATTACAAATTATTATGGTTCCTCCTCGCGCACCTAATACTGATCCTGGTCTTGCATTCGTTCCTTTTCTTGAATTTTGTGAAGAATTCAAATCGGGTATTGTTATTTCACCTAATGATGTATTGACTATTACTACGCCAATAACACAATTATTGAATCAATACAATCAGATGTTTGGATCTGGTATTCAAATTGCAAATAATGTGACACCTCTTAAACCGGTAAAATGAGATATTATACAAATGTAAATTGTATAGGCAACTTCATATATTATCGCGGTATAGATAATGGTAGGCCTGTAAAGCTTAAAATCGCTTACAGGCCTACTCTGTATTTGCCTTCAAAGAAACCTACCAAATATACAAATCTTCAAGGTGATTATCTTGATGAAATGCAATTTGATTCCATCAATGAAGCAAGAGATTTTCTACGTCAATATGAAAACGTAGAAGGTTTCTCAATCTATGGTAATACCAGATTTGATTGTGCTTTCATCTCTGATCAGCATCCTGAAGATGAAATAGAATGGAATATCAATGAAATTGCAATAGCATATCTTGATATTGAAGTAAGTTCTGAAAACGGTTTCCCTCACCCAGAAAAAGCTGAAGAACCTATCACAGCTATTACTATCAAGTCCAATCTAGATTCATCTTTCCATGTCTTTGGCTGCGGCGATTACAGAAAACATAAAGATAATATTCACTATACCAAGTGTAAAGATGAAATTGATCTTCTAAGAAAGTTCATTGAGTATTGGACTTTTAATTGTCCTAATATCATGACAGGTTGGAACATCAAAGGTTTTGATATTCCTTATCTGTATAATAGAATCGTTCGCATTCTTGGTGAAAAAGAAGCTGTCAAGCTTTCTCCTTGGAATAAAGTATATGAACGTAAAGATACTGTTTATGGTAAAGAAACCATTGGTTATGATATTATCGGTATCTCTACTCTTGATTATATGCAACTGTATCGGAAGTATGAACCAGGTGGTAATCAACATGAATCTTTCCGTCTAGATGCTATCGCACAAGAAGAAGGTGTTGGTCAGAAACTATCATTTGATGAATATGATAATTTGCATCAATTATACAAACAGAATTTCCAGAAGTTTATTGAGTATAATATTCGTGACGTAGAGATTCCTGAAAGTCTGGAAAGAAAAGGTCGTCTGATTGAAATGGCATTGACTCTGGCCTATGATAATAAACATAATTATGATGACGTTTTCATGCAAGTTAGGATGTGGGATACAATCACCTACAATTATCTGAGAAAAAAGAATATCATTATTCCTCCTAAAGAACAGTCTTTTAAAGATAATGCATATGAAGGTGCATATGTAAAAGATCCACAAATTGGTATGTTTGATTGGGTTGCAAGCTTTGACCTTAATAGTTTGTATCCTCATTTGATGATCCAATACAATATCTCACCAGAAACTATCATTGAACCTGAGTATTATACAGATGAAATGAGAACCATTGTTTCACAGATCAATGTTGATTCACTATTGAAACAAAAGGTTGATTTATCAAGTCTCAAAGGAACAAAGATCACTATTACTCCTAATGGTCAATTCTTTAGAACTGATAAGCAAGGTTTTCTTCCTGAAATTATGGAAAAGATGTATAATGATAGAACTGTCTATAAGAAGAAAATGATTGAAGCACAGAAAGAATATCAAGCTGCAACTGATGAATCTGTAAAGAAAGAGATCAATAATAGAATTGCTCGGTATAAGAACTTGCAGTTGGCCAAGAAAGTAAGTCTGAATTCAGCTTATGGTGCTTTAGGTTCACAATACTTCCGATTCTATGATATCAGACTTGCTCTTGCGATTACTCTTTCTGGCCAGTTATCTATTCGTTGGATTGAAAACAGAATCAATGCATATATGAATAATCTGTTGAAAACTGATCAGAAAGATTATGTAATTGCTTCTGATACAGATTCAATTTATTTGCATCTTGGCAAGATTGTTAGTAAGATTATGAATGATGTATCTGATCCGAAGAAAGTTATTGATTTTATGGATCGTGTTTGTGAAGATAGACTACAGCCTTATATTGATACCAGTTATCAGATTCTTGCTGATTATGTTAATGCATATGCACAGAAGATGAAGATGAAACGTGAAGCATTAGCAGATAAAGCAATCTGGACTGCAAAGAAAAGATATATTTTGAATGTATATAATTCAGAAGGTGTTGTTTATGCGGAACCTTCCATTAAGATTCAAGGTCTGGAAGCTATTAAATCATCTACTCCTAGTGCATGTAGGGAGAAGATTAAGACGGCTTTGAATATTATTTTGAACAAGCAGGAAAGTGATCTACATATATTCATAGAGAACTTTCGTAATGAGTTTAAGACTTTACCTGCTGAAGAAATAGCTTTTCCGAGAAGTATGAATGGCCTGCATCAATATGCTGATAAGGTGAAGATATATTCAAAAGGAACACCTATTCATGTTCGTGGTGCATTGATTTTTAATCATTCCATTAAAACAAAGAAGTTGGAAAAGAGATATGAATTGATTACTGATGGAGAAAAGGTAAAGTTTATATATTTGAAAGAACCTAATATATTTCATTCGGACGTTATTTCGTTTTTGAATAGAGTGCCAAAAGAATTTGACTTGCACAAGGTAATAGATTATGATACACAGTTTGACAAATCATTTGTTGAACCTATCCGAATAATATTGGAATGTATTGGTTGGAAAACAGAGAAAAGAAATACGTTAGAAGCATTTTTTACATAAGGAAAATATATGAGTTTATTAGATAAAATCAAGAAGAATAGTACAATTGATCAAAGTTCTGTTCTTTCTAAATCTAAGTTTTTTTCAGAAAAGGACATGATTCAGACATATGTACCAATGATGAATGTTGCATTATCTGGATCTTTAGAAGGTGGATTAACACCTGGTGTTACAATGTTTGCTGGTCCTTCCAAACACTTCAAGACAGCATTCAGTCTATTACTTGCCAAGTCATATCTTGAGAAGTATGAAGATGCTGTTCTATTGTTCTATGATTCTGAGTTTGGTACTCCTATCTCATACTTTGATACTTTTGAGATTGATAAGGAAAGAGTTTTACATACTCCTTTGACTGATATTGAGCAGTTGAAGTTTGATTTAATGGCACAATTAACTAATCTTGAAAGAGGTGAAAAGCTTATTATTATCATTGATTCTATTGGTAATCTTGCATCCAAGAAAGAAGTTGAAGATGCATTGGATCAAAAAGCTGTTGCTGATATGACAAGAGCTAAACAAGTGAAGAGTTTGTTTAGAATGATTACACCTCATCTTACATTGAAAGATATTCCTTTGGTTGTTGTTAATCATACCTATAAAGAAATTGGTATGTTTCCTAAAGATATTGTTGGTGGTGGC